TAGCTTGGAAAACGCCTGTATCAAAAACGTGTTTTATAGTTGGCACGCTTCCCTCACCATCGGTTGCACTTGTCGGGCCGTATCGGAAAGTTGAAGCAAACAGGCTTGCACTTATTACCGCAAGGCGAGGTTTACCATATCCAGGAGCAGCGCGATATAAGACGACAATGCTGTCCTCCTCAGTTTCTAATTGAAATTGGTTAAGTGCTAAGGTCGCAGCCTTTGAAGGATAACGCAGACCCTTGTAACAGTTGCACCCATCAACCTTGTACAGTTTGGTATCAGCCAAATAACTTGAGTTTGCAATTGAAGCATCACCTACAGATACATCTCTATTTCCAGATGATGTCAGCAATGTTGTATAGTTTAAGATTTTAACAAAGCCCGGCTCGATGTTCATCCATAGGTTGCCATTTTTATCTTTGTTTACAGTACATTCAAACTGCTTTGCATCGGCCTTAACTTGTGGAATAACGAGCGATACTGTGTCGCCTGTTTCGTAGATGTCATACCCTACGCCTGGGACTATGCGTTTCATTTGACGCGAGGATAGCGACCACTGCCCGAACGTGGATAGACGTCGGTATCTAGGCCGTCTACTGCCACTAAGATTTCGTAAGACACCTTAACCAATTTTCCAAAGTACTCTAGTGATACGCTTGTAAGTAAGAGCTGAGGAGACTCGTCGGCTGCTTCCCACCAACCAGCCTTGCCCCATTGCGGGCCTAATGCCTGAAGCCCTGCTAGCAAGTTGCCTGTGCCCCAATTGCCTGTTGAAGACGAAGTGCATTGCAGGTCTTTTAATGTCTTAGCGACTGAGATGTCCGAAGTGTAGAAGTGTCCGTTAATGCTGAACGATGGAGAGTAATAACTCTTTAGGCCGTACTTGGAATAAATTGGATCGCTAAACTCTTTGAAGTTTCCAGCGCCATCAAATGTTGCACCAAATAAAGGAGCGGAAGCAGTCCCGCCAATTTTATCGACGAAAGCAGGGTGACGAGCAATGGGGTCAGTAGTAGTCGCACCGCGTCCGTTTACTTCGGGGTCAGTACGTGAGCCATTTGCAATGCCGCAGTACTCTGCCGTAATGACTTGCAGGCCGTTGCTATTCATGCTCGACGATGCCTTGTGGCAAACTAACCGAGGGTCATTCTCAAAGATGTCACCGCGTTTAGGGGCTTTAGCAATTAGACCCGATCCAGCCGCACCGTACTCCGTATTTTGAGAGACAATGTAAGTTGCTCGGCAGGTGAGTAAGCCGAAGCCGTCGTCCTCGATTGTCCAGCCGGGCTGAAGTTTCTTAGAGGTTAGGCTGTTACCTTTGTTTACTTGTGCCATAAATTATCGGAGCATACGGCTTGGTTTTGTACCGAAGCGGATGTTGGTAGCCAAGGCATCTAATTCTTCCCGTGTTGCGTCGGGCTTAGTAAAGTTGCTTTGACCAGGGATTGAACCCGACCCAAGCGAAGGGGCGGTGTTAGAAGCAATCGTCGCAAGGTAATTGGTCTGTGCCTGAGCGAGTGCCATCGAGGTCGCCATGCCGAGGCCTTGAGCTGTGGAAACATTTGCACCGCCAGCACCGAGGGCAGACTTAGCCGCACCTGTTGCGCCTAAAGCAGCGAGTCCCTTTGCCATGTCTTTATCGGCAGCAGTTGGGGGAGGTGCTCCAGGGGTTGGAGTCGCAATATAAGCACCATATGCACGTCCAGCAAATCTGCCTACGTTTTCCATACCCGGTACAAGATTTCCAACAGCACCGCCAATAGTTGCTCCACCCTCTGGACTTAATGCAAAATCTGCAAGCTCTGCTTGTGCGCGTATTGCCGACCTTTGCATACGTTCGTATTTTTTTGTAACATCGTCTATTTTATCAATAGTTTTTTGAGGAATAATCTCCTGCTCGCTCACGCGGGACATTGCCGTACGCATACCGTCGAGCAAAGGGACAAGCTCTTGGGCTTTGGAGCCAAGCACCGAGGCCGCCACATTGTATTTCTGCTGGGCGGTGTCTGCACCCTCAACGGCTGCCGAGAGTTTTAACATAACTTCCATTGCGTCTGCATTGCCCGAGGTCACTTGCTCTTGAGTGTAACCCATAAGTTGAAGTACCTTGCTTTGCTTGCTACCTTCGACCTGTGCGTCGCGTATAAACTCTTTAACAACTTTAAGACCTTTCATAAATGCCTGTTGCTCTAAGCCTGCTTCCTGAGCGGCTGCCGCCAATTTCTGATACTCAGTAGTAGTTAATCCTGCTGCCTTTGCAGCGTCGTTTAAGTTGCCGACATTTTTCATGTTATTTATAAACGCACTAAATGCTTCCGAGGCCATCGATAGACCGCGATCTAATAGGGCAGTTGCCGTGAACATTCCAGCGATGCGTCCGCCAAAGTCTGACAGCTCTTTCTTAAGCCCCGACAGTTTGCCGGTGGCCTTGTCATTTGCGACGATATCAAACTCGATGGAGCGGCTCATTGTTTCTCTACCTTTGCCAACTCGTCAAACAGCGCCTCGTCCTCGGTCGTCAATATATCCACCTTAGCGCCATCTTGGACAGAGAGGGTCGTTGATAGCCACATGGCGTAAGCCTCGGGTAAATGGATAGCCTCGTCGTGCGATACGCCATTCTTCACAAGGTTAGCGATAGTCGATAATGCCCAAGGCACGCCCGACATCCGCGCGTCACCTTCGCCCTGGTCATCCTTCTGCCAAAATTGAGGCCACGCGTCAGACCGCATATGCGACTTAGCAGACTCAACGGCTTCGACCATGTAAGAGACTTTCTTAAGTCGGAACGCATAAAACTTTTCCTTCATGGAAAGCGAGAAAGCAAAGGGACGCTCCGAGCACACCTTGCAGAAAATTATAACATCGAAGGCAGTCACCGCACCGCCCAGGGCAAAGGGCGACTCAAGGGCAGCCAACTGTATCCGGTGCTTAAGGCAGAAAGGCTTAAGGTCGTACCCGAGAAGGGTCTGACGCTTGGGGGTCAGAAATGCCTCTAGAAATCGCTTGTCCATAGGAAGGGCTAGACCATGCCATCAAAACGCCTCTCAAGGCAAGCCAAGGGGCAAAGAAAAGGCCCTCCGTAGAGAGCCTAATCACCTTTCGCGTCAGCTAAGGATTTGTCGGGATAACTTATACCTTAGTAGGTAATGTCCTCGTGCTGCTGTGCAGAGAGGGAAATTAACGAGAAGCCTTTAGCCTGTCCGCGATCTTCGATGCGGGTGACAACTCCTGAGAAGGAGATTTCATTGCCTGTGAAAGTAAAGGTGTCACCGATAGCGATTGCGAAAGCAGATGACTGTAATACGCCTTCGACGCTGATTTCGTTACTGCGACCGTCTAGGCGGTGCGTAATCGTGCGACCATGTTCTCCGGCTACTTTGTCTTCCAGCTCAAATGAGCGGGTAATCGTGTAACTCTGGACTGTGAGCGATGTCACTTGTCCGGTGGTAAACGAGTAAACGTGTGCTGTTCCTTTTACGACGGCTGCCATAGTGTTATACCTTTGCGTCCTCTGTAAAGACTCAGGCAGGTAGGACGGCTAGGACGGTAAAGACAGCCATGGAGCCTAAGGCCCTGTCTCCGTTTGATTGGTCTACGGATTGATATATAACGTCGTAGCAGGTGGCGTCGGCTTGGCTTGTGAATAGTGCCTTAATGGCGGTAACATCTTGCATAGCGCCTAAGACAGCCGCGGAGCGTGCTCGGTGAACGGTCAAGGCCGTTGCTTCGTCTGCCGAAGTGAATGTGGCGATGTTTACGGTGCAAGCGTAGTTGCCTAAGCCTTCGGGCAGATCGGGGGCGGGCGAGACATTCTCGCAGGAGACAATCACGCTCGGTAATTGTAACTTATCGACCTCGATACCTTTTTCAATGTTCACACCGGATAACTCGGTCTGAGCTGTGAGTTGTGCGACTAGTGCAGTCTCGACTATTTCGCGTATAGATTTTGTTCCCATAAATTATTTGCGTACCGTAATACGGTTGGCGTTCCAGAGTCTAACAGATTTATCGACTTCCTTTTGGTAAGGATTGTTAGCCAGGTTAATCTGTCGGAGGCGTATAACGTTGCGGATAGTGTCAGCGTCGCTGGATACTCCCAAAGTGTCACCGATACCGTTAATTATCTTAATGCGTTTGTGGGCTTCGTCGCCGCGTACTGCGCCCATGCCCTTGTTGCCATGCTTACTTATCCATTGGTTAATCTTTCCGCCTGCGGGCTTAACTATGCGTCCGTTAAGGCTAATCTTACCGATGCCCAGGATGACGTTTGCCCATGCAGACTTTAATAAGCCGACTGACTGCTGCCGTAACTCGACATACTTTTTAATAACAGACGAGTCTACGAGATAGGGATTTTTCTTTATGTCCTGACTCGGGCCACGGTTACGCGTAATGCGTCCACGATATAAAGAGCGCTCTGCCTTGTGAGCCGATGCCATTTGTGCAGGAGTAGTTAACATCCGGCTACGGTCACGGTTTGCCATTAAGTTTTTAGCCTTGCCGTAAGCGCGGTCTAAATTGGTGTCTGCCCAAATCGCACCGATAACAGAATTACCGGGGAGCGAGATAGAGCTACGCTTCCACTTCATGAAAGACTCCATCGAGCCGTAGACAGGATCTACTGCACCAGCAAGGCGGTCATCGGTAGGTCGGAACATGGAACGGATGTCTCGCTCTGCCGCCTGCTTACCTACCAACTCGTCATTCTTTCCTAGGCCTGCCGTTCCCTTTTCGTTATTCTCACGAATTAAAAACGGAGGCGTAAACTTTAGAAAGGCTAAGGCGCACAAGGCAGCCTCATGCTTTAAGCAGTTATAAGTTAATTGACCTAAGTAAGTATTATACGTCCCGAGGTCAGTCGCTAAGCCTTTGGGGGTCTTAGACGGATGGACGTTAATGCTAATCATCGCTCGTCCTCAGCTCGTACCTGCAATGTCACCCAAGCCGAGCCGGGCTTATAGGTTGAGCCGACGATGCGGTACTTGCGATTGCTCTGCTCCGTAGCGACGAGCGTCTGCCCGATGGCTAGGGTCGAGACAATGCTACCCGATGAGATAGCCGCGGCACAGGCCGTACCGTAGGAAGTAGTCCAGGATGCCGTCGATGCGACGATGCGGGCCTCGTGGTTTACGCGCTCGATAAACCCGCCAGCGTTTAAGTCCTGGCTAATGCTTGGAAGCCCGATGATGACCTGCCACGAAGTCGTGCCGGCAACCGTTGTCCATGTCTGAGCGAGATCGGCCATGTCGCCGACTATATCTTTAGCGTCTGCAATAAGGTCGGACGTATTCATCTATCATTGCCGAAGTCGTAAAAACAAAAAGGCCTCCCGATTAAAGGAGGCCCGATTGAAGTCTATCTAAGACTGATTAGGCAGACTTGAGACGGACGAGCGAAGTCGAACGACCGACAGCACAACCGAACAACAGAGTTGCGGTGATGTTGTAGAAGCCGCTTTGCTCTTGACCCATGATGATCTGAACCGAGAGACCTGTGTCCAAGTCAGTACCGACTGCAACGTCGAAGCCAGGGATTTCAGTCAGAGGGAGAGCGGTCGCAACTGCGATTGCGTCTGCACCACAAGCGAAGCCTGAAAGGTCTTGGCTGTTCGAAGCGAGATTGGCGAACTGATAGACGCTTGCACCTGCGAGTGTACCGATTGCACCGGAGCTGATGACGTTTGCACCGAGGCCGTTAGCGGCAACGATTTTGGAGTCAGAGCGAAGGTCAGCGAGGTAATCGCTGTTAACGACAATAGCGCGTGGGTTAGCTGCCTTAGCATCGTCGAGGGTCTTTTGGCTAGTAACTGCTTCGTCGTATGAGAAATCTGCACCGATGGTAGCAGAAGCCGCAAAGTTCGAAGAAGTGATTAAAGCGTTGATGTCGTCCATGCACTTTTGAGCAAGGGCGTTAGAAGCGGTAACAGCGAAGTTCTGGAAGAAGCTCATGCCGTAGTCGCGGATGTTCAAAGGAGTGACGCGAGTCGATACCTTGTAATGTTTCAGAGCGACGTCAGCCTTAGTGACTGTTGCGTCGTCCTGGGTGAGGTATCCACCTGTCGAGAACTCAGTTGCAGTCGAAGTGCCGATGAGGGGCACTTGGATTGTCAAACCTTGTCCGGAGACTTGGGAGGAGAAAACGGAGCTGAAGCCGTTAAGCATTGGCAGCTTGTTTTTGAGGGATGCGATCACGCTGTCAGCTAAGACAGAGGGAGCGGCTTGGATTGAGTTAGCCATGGGTTAGGATAATATGTGGGGAAAAAAAGATTGCTCAGCGAAGGGCGGCCTTGATGGCCGAACCATGCTTAGCGAAGAATGCCGAACGCTCTGCACCCTGGAGGGAGAGATACTGTTCGACTAAAGAAAGTTTAGGAGCGTCGGTAGTCTCAGGGGACGACTCGACAGGGTTCACGCCAACCGAAGCACAAACCTTAGCGGCTTCAACTGATGCGGAAACTGCGTTCACTTGGAGTGCAGCAATGCGGGCAACCAATTCAGCCTTCTCAGCGGTGAGGCCGTCGATAGCGACAGTCAGCTCGTTGAGTTTGATGTCCTTGGCTTCGATTTCAGTCTTAGTGGCTTCGATGTTTGCAACCTGTTCGGATGCTAACTTTTCAAAGCTGACGCGGATTTCGTCACGCTCGGTAGTAACCGCGACGATGCCTTCTAAGGCAGCTGATAGTTTTGATTCGATTGTGTCCATGTGTTCTATTGTTGCGAAAGTTGTCAAAAGTTTGGACTGCTCTTTTTAGCGATTAAGGTCGGAGATCAGGGATGCGAGGGATGTGGTCAATCCTGTGACTAGTCCCTTTGATGCGGCTTTGCGTCCGGAGAATACTTGTCCCTCCATGTCGGAGTCTGTCACGCTTGAGCGCTTAGCTTTAACCGCGTTGCGGAAGTCGGCATGGATTGCGTTTACCTGCTCTTGCAGATCTGCACGTTGGCCTTCGGAGAGCGATGTGCCTTCGATGCCTGCACCTTTCAAAGTGCCGGATTTAATAACTTCCATCTTCACGCCCATCGACTCGTAAGCCTTGGACACGTCAGCGAAAGCCATGTATACACCGATTGAGCCAACCGTTGCGGAAGGGGTTGCAACTACTCGGTCGGCCTGTGAGCCAATCCAATAAGCAGCCGAAGCCATCTCGGTATCAGTAAAGGAGACCGTGGCTTTCTTCGATTGTGCCAACATCATGCCAACTTCCTCAACGCCTGTGACCGTACCGCCTGGGGAAGAAATATCGATAAGGATGGTCTTCACTTCTTCGTCCTCCTCGTAATCGTGGAGAGCATTTGCAAAGTCGTTTAAGTCTACTGCACCTGTCATTTTATCTAAGGGCGAAAGAGACTTACCGATGACACCTTGCAAGGGGATGACACCCACGCTCCCAGCCTTGTATGGCTTAGGGGCAGAGCCGAATAGGGCGGCTACCATGTCGGTAAAGCCCGCAGCCTCGGCAGCCTTCTTGTGATCTGCAGCCTTAGCAGGGTCGATGAGTAAAGCCTCACGGCCTGAGAGAGCGTTAGTTAAAAAGCGGGACATAAGATTATGGAGTTGGGGTTGTACCAGGTTGAGCCGTCGTCGTGCCCGGCTGGACGTTGGTCATTTTGTAAAGTAGCTCGAACGGAACGCCCGAAGAAACTGCGAGGTCACGGATGAACGCCATGTCCTGAGCGCGTTTCTGCATCTCCTCGCGGAAGTCCATTCCACGCTGGGAATACAACTCGCTCATCGACATAAGACCCATCTCGATGTCGGCTCGGTCATTTGCCGCCTCACGGCCTGCGTCCACGGTTACGCGCTTAGGCGTAGTCCATGACACCTTGTACCAATCGGGATTATCCGGTAAGTCTCCGTTGGCGATGGCGTCGCCGATGAGGTAGCCCCATGTCGGATTGCATACCTTGTCGATTAGGATGCCTTGATGGCGGGAAGCCACACGATCCATCTTAGCGACGATGAGACGGACAGCAGCGGACGTAAGTTTTGAAGGGTCGTTAAACTCGACAGGGATAACGCCACGGTGAGCGTCGGCAAGCACCTCGCCAATGAAGCCGAGGAAGTTGCTATTAGGACGCTGGCTAGCCTTGAGGTCTAAATCTTCTCCAGGCTCTAGAGCGATGAAGTCGCCACCTCCTCCGTTTTGAATAGCATTTGATGCGGCAGGGTTCGAGGAAATCTCGGAAGCCAAGTCGCCAAACTCGCCACCGTTACGCTTCAGCACGCGGGTAATGTGACCGTGGTCTTTTACTGCTTTCTTTTCGAGAGCAAGTATCTCCATTAAATCTTGGAGGTCGTTCCAAGAGTGTTGCATGATTGGCAGACCGCGAACGCCTGAGACGAACTCTGCGTCGC